CTTGGATACTACGAGCAATCGTTAACCCACAATAGACCTGAATAAATTCAGTGTTGTGAGCACAAAGTCGCAAGAAAGAAACTTCCAGACAAGTAGAACTCAGGGAAAAATAGAACCTGAAAGTTCGCGTTGCTGTTATAGTAACATTTTTCCTGAGCTTTGTAAAACCACATAAGTGGCACCTTACGCCCGGTGTAAGGATTTTAAACATATAATATATACATTCAGAGGTAGATGGGTGGACATCCTTGAAAGAAGACTAAGTTAAAATCTTCTGCGATCGACACATATCGATCCATGGAGCTGACCATGTTATTTAAAGAGTTTATGGTTACGGAATGTCCGTACCGAAAAGGAGAATATGCCGTTGATGCGCCAGTTACGTCTTTTGGACATAAAAAGCGCACGTTGGAATAAAACGGTATCTCTAACTCAATATTAGGTTGTAATTTCATGGTTGTTAAATGAGCTCCGGTATGACACATGGGTGTAGCGGCCAAAGTTGTGGTCGCTAGAGTATCATTCGACGTGTAATCTATATCTGTAACAGACGTGAAATACAACACATTCTCAGTATTCTCTCTTTGAGCAATAATGGGAGTTAGTTGTTGTACTTCATCTGTACTTACCAAATATTTAGAACGCATTCCACCTCTCATTCCAGCATAAGCTGGTGCGAGATAATTTAGCAAAGTTGTTTTACACACATTCTGAGGACCGGCATTAATACCAAGGGCAGTGAACCCTTTGTATAAAGGAAAATCTGAAAGCCAGATCTTCCTACTGAAAGCTGTGCCAGTTCCAGGTGAAACTATGTATGAACTATGGTAATTATATCGCCGCAACATTTGCCGAAACGAGGAAATCTTCTCTCCAAAGTAGACTAAAAATGTCTCGTCAGGCTGAACCTGAGTATGACATATAGTCGAGTCTGAAGAGGGTGCCTCTGGTATGTCGGCGGAATTTGCAAAATCAAACTCATCTGATTGAAAATCAAATGCATCTGAAGTGGGGAGATAGGAAATATTTTCGATCTGGGTGGAAATAGGGACTGCAAATTGGCAGTCCTCACCCATAGAAACGAAAACATTAATATAGACACCTAAAACTCCAGCTTCTGCACTGGGTGTAGTCAATTCATTGAGAATGTATAAAGCAATAGTTCCATTAGTCAAAGACCTCGACAAAGACGTATAAGCTATGGTCCTAAAACCAGGATCTGAAGAAGAGACAGTGCGAGTTTGGCAAAATGTTCTTTCGTTGGCCCATCCAACGTCAAGAACAAATTCCTTCTCCTCGCCAATGTCAACAATCCTGGTGTAGACAACATTAGCTTCGTCCGAATCGATTATCCCTGGGTCATACAGGATTTTTATCCTGCCTCGATGAAAATTCGAAGCAACGACTTGAAACCTATATCTCATGGTTCCCCTCCAATATTTAAAAGGTAATGAAACAAATGTACATGCGGGTATATACGTCAAACCACTCGTAGTTGTAGAGTAGTTAGGTCTAACCCTGGCATTCCATTTGAACAAACCTGGTACATCGGAAGGTAACCATGAAATTGTAGTAAGAAAGGTTTCGCGTGTCGCTATGCTATGCAACGTCATTTCATCAAGGCTCTCTAATCCCATAACCCTAGGATCTATAGTCAATTCCTGCTTACTATCAACAGACAACTTAGTACAATTATCCCCACGATCGGTATTAGCGATGGGACCTATGTACTGAGGTATCATGGGTTCAACATTATCGATGATGGCCGGTCTAGAAAGCCCAAATGAATTAGCAACTCCTGCTGCCAACCGCATTGCCATTGAAGTCGCCCTCGCATACGGTGATATGAAGGGGACAGACATAAGTCTGTCTGCTGCGTCAGCTATGGCGGTAGCGGTATGAGAAACAGGTTTAATGCTATATTCATCGGACTGATTAACCAAGCCAGCAATGTTCATCGATGTTGGACATGATACATGGACGTCTTCCGCCCAGATGTATGTTGAAACAGAAATAGGGCTCGTCCCACCATTTGCGTGCTGCAAAGGATTAAACTCATGAATATAAAAATTACCCATATCATTGAAATCACCCGTGTTGAGATTCATGGCATTAAATTGCCAGAAAAAGGGTAAAATCATCTCACCTCCTTGGGAGATGGTTGGATCTAGATAAAAATGCATTCTCTGAGAAGCACCAATGCGCACTTCAGGTTCGAGACCATTCACTGGAGTAATTGTATCAAAATCTTTGAGGGGAACATAATTGGCTATCAACTTACCGTAGTAGAAACCGTTGCCGTTTATCATGCACTTAATGTGCAGATTACAACGCAGCAAGTTATAATTTGATATCCTATTAGCAACCCTCTTGTTATTGAAAAACAAAGTCCAAGGTTGAATGGACAGGTAAAAAGGTGATACCTGTGCTGGAGTCCATAAAGTTGTGTCGACTAATATAGGTCGTTTGAAGAAATCCGACAAAGTCGTGTCTTCCATAAAAGCGAGATCAAATGTACTATCCGGTCGTGTATTTATGCGCGTCTCCCATTGGGGTTTAGCGTCATGAAAAGATACAGTCTCTGTAGTCAATTTAGTCGCAGTATTTATATTTACATAATGGTCAGTAACTCCTACTATGAATAAGGATGGTGGGTCGAAGTTAAGCCCAGCTCCCTATCTGTAACATTCCTCCAGCAAGGTACTCTAAAAAGAGCTGTCTAATCTAAGAAGTAGACACTGGTATTGTGTGCAAGCCTCCGGAAAAGTGATTGTACAGAAAAATCACAATCCGTGGTAACCAATACACACAAGTTATTTTTAACGAATGCGGATAACTCCGCAATTAATGATATCCCTATTAAAGGGGGTCTGTTAAGGTAGACCAAACCTTGCACATAGTAACCTGAACTATGTAAGGAGGCAGTTTTATGACATACCCAGGTCATTTACCCTGTATCTGGTTACAGGGTACAACCTTCTCTTCTTAGGAAAAGAGATAAACCAAGGTGTTAACGCACACCTAAATATAAGCGGGAATGATTTAATGGCCCATTCCAGGCCTTAGCGAACACTACAATTGAATATCCCACTGTTTGCAATACTTCTCCTCCACCTGAGCAAAAGTAGCAATTGTCTCGTTCTCAAAATATGGCAGCAATCCTGCCTCATCACAAATTTTGAGTAACTGCAGTCGGCGCTCATTGTAGACTTCCTCACCGTGATACCAAAATTCCATCATACAGTTAGTTACGCACTCAACAGTTTGCTCCTCAATATTTAAAAATTTGCTTTTCAACACGCAATGAAGTGTTTTTGCAATTGATTTTAACTCGAGGGGGGCCAAGAAATTTTTATATTTCTCACTCCAAACTGATGATCTTTTAAGAAAGGTGCAATCATCACTGTCGATGAATGGAACTGACTCGGCTTCTTTATCTGCCATGGTGTAAACTATGCCACATTGTGCTAAGGATTTCGCTATCGCAGTATGATTATACTCATCAAATCCTTTCGCCACTGACATCTTGTTATCATCACCATAACACATAACAGAAACTACTTCATGGAACGGTTTCAAGCTATTCCTAGAACTATAAATATCATAATATGCATACCTTAAATATAAGGAATTAACAATATTATTCAAAAATACAGTTAAGGAGTGACCTGATGGATTCGATCCACAAATCTGCAAAAAGGTACCATTATATTCATAAATGGGCAAACACACCTCAGTAGCAAGTCCCGCCATAATAGCGAGTTGCTCTTCGTTATATCCAGCCCACTCACATATTTCAATGAGTAACTTCATCGCAGCGAGTGTTATCTCACAAGGCATCGAAGAATCATAGTCCTTATAATCTCCCGCAACGACTCTGTCCTTACCGAACTTCATCATAACTCTGGAGAGTTCAGTCCATTCCGGACCGTAGGCATTTACTCCTACTGCACATTCAAACAAAACGGAATGTTCCATAATGTATTTACATGTAGTCAGAAAGTAGCGCCTAAAAAGAACTAACCCTACAAATGGAGAGCCAGCAAAAACTCGAACCTTCTCTTTTCCAAGAGAGGTAGGTTCGTCTTTAAGATTAGCTCGCCAAATAAGATTAACGCGTTTCCCAGCAGCCAAGGTTTTAGCCTTCTCTTCCACTTCTTCCCAAAATTCCGGATCACAATCTACTGGATAAGTAGCACCGGTGCCTTCAGGATCTACAAAATGTAGAAAAGTGGATTTAGGTCTATTCCAAGGCCAACCACTTGAAGTGCTTTTCTGGATAGCATCTATACCATAGACGCCATCAGCACCACTCAAGTTAGTTATGTTATTAATGGGATGTATCTTACGTTTATCCTGTGGGTTTTTCTCCAAATAATTGAAGATTTTAGCCCGCAAATCAACGAAAGCCTTTTCCAAAATGTCAGGATTAAGCTTTTTGGGATTACCTAGTTTAACTAAGTTTTCCCTCCAAGGCCTATAATTCCCAATATTCATTGGAGGACCATGCTGTTTTGGAATACCCATCTGTTCAGAGACTTGGTCTGAAATCAAAGTAGGAACTACCTCAGAGGTAAATTTACGCCGCTCCCCAGTGTGACCACCCAAAATGGTCAATGTAGTACTAGGGGGCATAAAATTTACAGGACTCTTAGGGTGAACATCTTCAAGATGTTTTATCCTTAACTCCGGTACAGAGAAATCCATATTGGTCTCACTGGCCATCTTCATGACCATTGGTTTTGATTCCAATGATACCAATGCTTCTTCCAATTCCCGAACAGTGAGTCTCTGGGCCACGCCATCACCATGACCGGTTCTTCCGGCTAAATGGAAACCTGCAATATATGGTAATTTACCCATACACATTAAAGGTGCCATACACAAACCCGAAAATGTTTCAAAGCCACAATTATATCTCAAAGCGTCGTATTTAACGTCATCTTTAAGAAAAATAAAGGGCACTGCATTAAATTTCGATTCTGTAATATTACCTAAAGAATCTTTATACATGAGATTGGCAGCAACAGACTTGTTGTTCAATGTCAGAGGGAACAGTTTTGTAAGATCCCTTGTGGAACCGCCCACAGGCAAATATACCAAACATAAGTCAGTACATCCTATTCTCACAAAAGAACTTTCTCCTAACTTTGACTCGAAATTCGGGCCAATTAAATCTGGAGAAACTCTAGCGACATGAACATGACTATAGCCACGTTTCATCACATGCCATGGTGCAATCCACACACCGGACTTCAATGGAAAGATATCACATGCACATCCTTTCAATCTCTCAGCCGAACTAAACGTAGCATGAGCTATATTCTTTTTAACCAGACTGGCTGCCTGATCAAAAGTCATATTGTGTAATTCGTCGGAGACTAAAGTGGACGTAGGTGCAACCCTATTCCAAATATTCACTTTTTCATCTTCTCCCGCTTCAGGGATCTTAAACTCTGATCCTTGAGATGAAGTTTGATATAATCTAAACATTTTGTAAAACTTTTTCAATGCAAACAATGCAGAGATAACTAATACAATTTGCGAAAATTTAATCATCTTACTTCTATCTATTTCAAACTTCTGCTTGAAATACTGAATAGGAAAAGTGCTCAATTTACTTTCAACTGCTCTAACAACACAACATGTGAAGAAATAGAACACTACCAATAAATTCGCACAATAAAGAAGAAAAAATTGAGTCCAGCTATGAATGGGCATAAAATAACCCACTGCAGAGTAAACCGCCGTTGTATAAAAGAAAGTGATAAAAACAACAAATGAAATGATGTTCTTAAAACAATTACTTGATACTATTAAGCGCCCTAATCTGAATGAGCTAATCCTTCTCCCAAAGCCAAAGACACTATCTTGACAATAACTAGGAATCTGATTAAAGAATTTCACAATTTGTCCTAAATTAACAACTGGCCCCGCTTGATTTGACAAGCAACTTGGACAGATGTTAGGATAAGAAAAATGCGCGCATAGCTGGGTGCCATACGCTTGCGAACTTTTTCCAATCAATTTCTTTTGTTCTTCAAAGTGTTTCCTGGAACTCCTGGCTAAAAAGCCTATAAGGTGTCCATAACTACACTTGTCAAGAAGAATATCACCATCCTTAACGACTTCATATGCAATACCCTTAATCTGGGAGGCAGCACGAGAAGTCGCATATGGTACCTCGACTCTAAATTCCCAAGCGTCAAGATCGAATCCATCCACCAAAGCTGTGTTAAGGCGTCCATGCTTAGCATACTCCTCCTTAACTGTAACTGTGATAGTGAAATCGAATCTCCTAACTATGGAAATCGGTTCCGTCGAATAGATACTGGCAAACATGTCCTTCCTATTCGTAGTTCCAATGAAGAACTTAGGGGCGATCATGATCTTACCCTTCAATTCTGCTATGGGACTTAATGCACATGCAGGAATGTTATTATTAAAATTGATAATAACATTATTGGGATTGACATCACTATGCTGGGGTGTAGCATTAGCAATATCATCCAATATCACAACATTATGCTTAGTCCTATATTCAGATTGAAAAGGATCATTGGCCTGAAGTGTCACGGTCAACTCTTCCTTGGGTTCTATCCCATTGGCAATCAACAAAGCGTTGATAATAAGAGGTAACATAGTGGACTTTCCACCGCCAGAATCTCCAAATAACAAAAAGGAAAAAGGCCGTTCACGCAGAGTCATGGCTTTCTGATATTCCAAAATGGACACCTTCACTTGTTCTAAGCGCAATAATTTATCACTAAAGACTTTTTTCTCAACACCCCTTGACAATCTTATCAATTGTTTAGTTGTGTCGATCAATTTATCAACTCTATCCTCATAGGAATGTTCGTCGAAATCTTTTCGTGCTAAATTACCTGTCTGCAACAAATTCAAAGTTGAAACCAAATTGGTATATTCATACTCGAACTCTGAACTACTATTGTCAGAATAAAACAATGTCCTAAAATCACCCGTGGTAACAAAGAAAGACATCTTCTCATATATGAAAATACTAGTTTCAAGCATTTGCTCAACCATATCCAATTTAGTAATCTTATCAACTCCCGATTTCTTATAAAATCTCTCGAAAGTTTCTTTACCAAATGGAATGTCAGCAAGCTTGCACATACCAGCAGATACACACAAAGCAAACATCTTCGTCATACGAGTGACAAATTCACTGTCTTTAATCTCACGCCACAGTGCAAACATCGCCTTAACACTCTGAATGTTAAAACCCGCTTGTTCTTCCAAATCTGCACTAGGTTCCAAGAATAAATGAGTAAAATATTCATGTATCAACTGACACACAGAACCATCATAAAAATTATGAAAGAATAGCAGACTAATAGACATCATATGTGACAAAGAAATGCTATTATACATCGCATGTAGATACGCAACAGTCAACTCAATGTGTTTTACAGTAAGTATTCTGTCAAGCTTGCAATGTTGAATGGCCAAAGATGACAAATAATTCAAAAAGTCAAAGGAACTCCGAGGTGAATCATCGTCGAAGAGCCGCCTAAAACCAAATTCATCCTCATCAGAATGAAAGTCAAATTTAGACTCCTTAGTCCTCAATTTGATTTTGGCTTTAGCTCTCTTCAACTTTAATTTATCCAACTTTTTCTGTTTCTTCTTGTTCTCAAAATCTAATTTTCTAGTGTTCTTATGGAACACGCCATCAAATTCCTGGCTTTGGAAGATTAGACCGATATAATACAAATCGGAATACAGAAACTGTAGATAAAAACAGTTCCTAGCTAAATGGCGGCCCAAAAGGGCCGCTTGGGCCCACATAAAGGAAATCCGAAATAATCGGAACATCTCTAGTGAACCTAATGCTGAACATGTGAACATGTCCAGCGAGGCACTCACAAATCGGAGGATCAATGAAGATCCGCCGCAGTATGGGGGGTGCGATTCCATACATACCATCGCCATGGTTTTGCAAAAGGTTACGAGTGCGTCTCGGGTCATTCTCAATATAACAAATAGGACAATTACTAGTCGGTAGACCTCGACTAGGATCGTGAATCCCATTTGGGTGCCTGATTTATTCGGTTGGCTTCCATAGTTACCGTTTCTCGACCGGTAGGTTTGGGCTTTGACAGTGCCCTCCTTCGCTTTAACATGCGAATATAACTGATTCATTTGTGGGTTTTCCATTTTCATGAAGTCAAATGAACATCATACATCACTATTTGTTGTTTAAACAGCTAGTCATGATGTTAAAATATGTAAAATTTATATTAATGTTGTGAATCGTTATTACACGAGTTCGTTCACATACATGCCATAAAGGCTATAAATCTACTTTTATACTACAAAAGTTGATTAGTACTAAAAACCGTATCATCATATTCTTATACGGAAGAATGTAAATAAATTTACAAAAAGGTCCCGGCAGGGGCCTTTGTGGTAATCAATTATAGGAATAGTGCATACCACCATTTGCACTCCTACTAGCAGTTATAGTCATTTCTTAGACTGATTTGGTTGCAAAATATGCACCGAGTTATCATCTCGGTCTGACAGATTCCATCTGGCAATGGGCTCGTTAAAGACTTAATTATATTCCCTATGGGAACCGGCTAAAAAGCCTCGAGTATGTCACAAATATATCCAATAAATTGGAAACACCAATACTTTGATTTAAAGTAATTGGCTAAAAGTGGCAGTCGGGTACTAAAGTACACTATACGTTGTCGTACGCATTAAACAAAATGGGCTAGAATTTAGGAGTCTAGTTCACCAGTAAATGTAGGACAGCATTCAGCAATGACTTGCGGAAGGCGGCATGAATATTTTCATGTCGCCTTACGCAAGGTAAAGCTCAATGCGCGATAAATCGCGCACCATCAGTAGGTTAAAGACTGAAAATACTCATAAGAACGC